TATAGGTCGCAAGGTTGTAAACCTTGCTATCGCTTGGGTCGGTGATGGACGACGAAGTAGAACTGCTCTTTCCATAAGTCAAGCCACCAGCCGCACTTCGCTGTGTCCAGCCGCTGACCTTCGTACCCGAACGAGAACGCTCACCGAAACGCATCAGTCGCCGCCTATGCGGTGATGCGGTTCACATAACCGCCGACCATCACCACATTCGCAGTCGCCGCGAACGCACGCACGACGAGCGCAGTCGAGTTGCCCTTGATCACGAGACCCGGCACGACGAGAAGCAGACCCGATTCGGCGGTGATCGTCTGCTCGATGAGATCATCTGGTGATGATGTGCCGCCGAATTCGATCGTCAGTTTCCGATCGGTGGTGTCTGAATTGACTGCGTAGAGCCAGATCTCGTCGTAGGTCGTGGCGGTCGAAGATCCGGTATGGATCGTCGTTCCAGCCGTCGCCGTCTGCGCCACCTTGATGAGTTTCCCATCGGTCGAGCCTGAGAGATGGATCTTGCTGTATGTTGCCATGAATTCTCCTTATGAGAAGAGGGATGCCGCTAGAACGAGTTGATCGGAGTCATTCACGATGCCATACTTCGACCAAGACGAGCCCGAATAGAAGTAGAGGGAGTCGTCTGCGTCGATGTAGCAGAACATGCCTTCGGCTAGGGTCGGCTCTCCTGAGCCGCCGAATGCGGCATCTCTCGCCGCCGTTGTCGCGAATCGCATGATCGTCTGATCCATGAGATACGACTGCACATTGTTCGCGGTCAATACTTCGCCGCTTGCGAATAGCCTTGTTCCTGCGCCGGGCATGACGACAGACTAACACCTAGACGAGGGCATTCGTCGAATCCATGAGCCCGAATTCTGCGTCGTCGAGGATCAATTCATAGACGAGGGCGGCATCAGAGAGGGTCAATTCGAGGCGATGATTCGAGGGCGTGATCACCCGATTCATGCGTTCGATCTGCTGGTATTTCACGATCTGGGCTGGCGACCCGGTCTGATAATTGCGTTCGATCTTGATGATGTCGGCGAGATCCAATTCTGCGAGGGTCAGCCTTGTCGCCGAATCTTGCGCCGAGACGATCAGACCGAGGGCATCGAATCGGTAGGTCGGTTCGCCGTAGCGATCTCTGATGCCTTCGGCTATCGATAGGGCGGTCGAGTCGGCATCGACGAGGAGATTGTTGAGATCAAGGGTCTTGATGCCGAATTCTGTCTGAGAGTCGGCATCGTCTGCCGTCTGCGGCGAGCCTCCTTCTCTTGATGCGATGACCTTGTTGTAGAAATTCTCTTGCCCATAGGAGACGCTGAGAGACGAGAACTTGATGTCTGATCCAGAATCATCCGAGAATTCTGCGACGACCCCGGCGGGGAAGGTGTTCGTGGTCTTCTTGGTGAAGGTGAGCGTGCCTTCTCGATCGATGAAGAAGAAGCCCTGCTCGGCGACCGCGATCTGGGATGCGTAGTCGAGGGCATTCGTTCCTGCGTCGATAGGGTATGCGCCGAGGCTGATGACCCCGGTCTCGATCGAGGTCGAGCCTGACCATGCCACCTCTGGCAGATCGAGGAGGTATTGGAGTCGGGCTGACGACAATTCTTCGACCGGGGTTTGGGCATCCTCGGTGGCGGCTTGCCCGAGAAGAGAGAAGTCGTCGATTACGGAGATCGTCGTCTGCGAGAGATCGGAGTTATTGCCGTGCTGATAAGAGAGATCGATGTCGAGGATCGTGCCGACGAAGATCGTCGTCGAGCCGCTCTTGATCGTCACCTTGCGACGAGGCTGGACTCCCGACCTGTTATCGGTGGGATCCCAATACGGCGAATCTTCGTTCGTCGGATCGAATCTTCGGTTGGTATCGAAGAGTGTGATGGTGGCCTGCCCGGCTGGCATCGTCGCGAATGGATCTGTACGCCCTCTGCCGATCGAAATGTTCTGGCAGTAGGGCGAGACATCATCGCCGAGGATCGTGCCGTCGAGATAGCCCTCGCCGTCGAGCGCGCCGAGAGTCTCATCATCGAGAGTGAAGGGATTGACCGGGAATCCCAATTCCATCAAGACGGTGATCGTCTCGCCCCACGGCATCGTCGTCCCCATGATGAGATTTCAGACCGCGATCCAATTGCCCAGAGGTCCGTTGTAGCGAGTGTACTCGTCGAGCAGATCGACGATCTCTTGCCGCAACTCTGCCGGATTCGTGCCGAGCCCGGCATTGACCGTGAGATTATTCACCACCGTCGCACCGCCAGAGCCGGATCCGACTGGCGCGACATTCTGCGTCGGCATCGCGGCGAACCGGGTCTCAGCCTTCGAGATGATGTCGGCAGGCGTGTTCTTCCTCTGCTCAGCCAATTCCTTCTCTGCTTCTCTCACCGCTTCGATCGCCTCTGCTTCTCGATAGAGCGCATCAGAGACGGCGTCGATCGCCTGCCTCTGCGATTCTTTCGCATCATTCAGATCTTTCAGAGCAGCCTCGTAAGCCTCGCTACCTTCCTTCGCGCCATTCAGAATCTCGCTTTCGATCGCCTGTGCGACCGCCTGCTTGATCGTCGCATCGGCGACGGCGAGAGTCGCATCTTCGACGGCGATCTTGGCATCTTCGAGAGTTCGCTCAGCCGCCGCCAACTCTTCTGCCTTGGGGGAGACATCGCGAACAGCCGCCAATTGGGCTTCGGCATCAGCCACCGCATTCGTCGCCTCGACGACCCTGAACTTCGCCTCTTCGTATTCGATCTCCTTGCGACGCAATTCGACAGGATCGATGTTCGGATCCTTCCGCATCTCAGCCAATTCGCGTTCGGTCTCACCGAGAGAGAATGCGGCTTCTTCGACATCGAATTTCGACCGGGTCAATTTCCGTTCGGCATCGGCAACATCGCGAGGATTCGCCTTGCGATCACGAAGATCTGCGAGAGCCTTCTCTGCCGCCCTCAGATTCGCCACCGAATCCGTCTGCTCTCGGGTCGCCTTGCGAAGATCGCGAGTCGCATCAGCCGTCGCCCTGATCGCCGCCTGCGCCTCCTTCGAGTCGCGAGGGTATCCCTTCGTGACGATCGCGAATTTCTGCTGTGCCAGCGTCACGGCACGATTCGCCTCACCGAGTTTATTCTGCGCCTCGACGACTCCCTTCGATGATTCACGGAGATCCTTCTGAGCCTTCGAGACAGCCTTGATCGCATCGAGATACTTCGTCAATTTCTCTCTCGCCGTCTCGACCGTCTTGCCACCACCACCAGAACCGACGAAATCATCGTCGTCGCCGCCAGCCCCGGTATCGCCCGGCTTCATGCCTTCGAGTCTGCGCTCGATGTTCTTCGCCTCCATGATCGCCTGCGATACATCCTTGACCTTCGCGACGGTCTTAGCCGCCGCATTACCGATGCGACCGAATGCCACCTCTCCGATCTGCCCGAGTTTCGGCATGTTGATCCCGACTGCTCGCAAGATGCCGCCGAAGAGATTCACGCCCTTGATGACGAAATTGATCGCCTTGATCCACATGTTGGTCATGAACTCGAAGTAGCCGATGATCGCATTCACGACCGTATTCACGATCTTGCGGAAGCCCTCGAATCTGATGTATGCCGCCGCCACCGCGACCCCGAATGCGATGAGGGCGGCGACGGCGATGCCGATCGGATTGGCGAGCAGAGCCGTGTTGAACAGGGTCTGCGAAATCGTCGCCGCGATCGTGACGAGTTTCAGCGCGACGATAGCGGCGATGATCGAGGTGATGATCGTCGTCACCTTGCCGCCGCCTGTGATGAACTTATCCATCTCACCTATCAGGAATTTGACTCCGCCGCCGAATCCCTTCTCACCGAACTCCTGCCCTGCCTTGGTCGCGAACGGCACGACCGTTCCGACCATGAAATTCGCGAATTTCTCGACGGTAGGCATCAACAGCGTGCCAATCTCATCTCTCACATGCCCGAACGCCGAGGCGATCCTGAATGAATCGGTCGTGGTCGCCTTCGCCGTGCCACCGACCTGAGTTTCGACTGCCTTCAGCAGCGTGTCTTGCGCCTCCAACATCTTGTTCGATTCGACAAGAGTTCTGATCTTCGCCTTCTCGGCATCGGTGAAGGTCACGCCAGACCGGGCGAGAGCCGTGATGCCCTTGATCGGATCTTGTAGAGCCTTGCCCAATTGGATCGCATTCTGGGATGCTTCACCGAAGCCAGCCGCACCAAGATCGATCGCCGCGACGGTCGCCCGGTCGAATGCGCCGCCGACCTCATTCGCCGTCACAGCCAATTGCCCGAAGGTGAGAAGTTTCGCCTGCGTCGCCTTGATCGTCTCAGCCGTCACACCCAATTCGTATTCTTGGGCATCCCCCAATTTCTGTAATCTTTGGGCGACGATGTCGGCATTCGATCCGAAGATCTTCATCGATTCTGCGACGGCGACGAGTCGATCGTCTGCCTGCTTCGCGAATTCTGCGCCACGCAACAGATAGCCGCCGACCGCGCCGAGCCCGGCGATGGCGATGCCGCCGTATTTCGCGACATTCGCCAGCCCATTCGAGACTGCGGAATCGAGGGTTCGCAAGCCGAATGTCGATTTCTGCCCCACGCCCTCCAACTTCTGGAAATCAGAGATCGCCTTCTTGATGCCCTTGGCATCGAATTCCGAGACGATGTTTACGCCGAGTGCCATGGCTCAGAATCCGCTCATGATCGCATCCGAGATCTTCGATTCAGTCAGCGCGATCGCCTGCGCGATCTCATCCTCGACCATCGGCATAGCGTTCTTCGTGCCCTTGTAGATGTTGCGCGAACGAATCTTACCGACTCCTGCCTTGATGGAAGAATAGGCATCGAGATTGATCGAGAATTGCGACTGCTTCGCGTTGCCTGCCGAATCGAGAACCGCGCCGCCGCCATCCATCTGCTGTATGCGAAGAATGCTGATCGTCTGCCCTCGCCGCCGTCCGGTCGGCGCGACGAGAGGTTTCACGCCAGCCTGAGCCCGACCGATGTGGAAGCCGGGCAATCTCGAAGGACCTTGCCTGCCATCGGCGTGCCATCTCGTCAGTCGAGGCTTCTTGATGTTGTAGGCGACATTCGCTGCGATGACCCGACCGCCCTCTCCCAATTGAGAGGCGATCTGCTTGTAGAGATCAGGCTCGGTCTGTTTCAGATACTTCCCGGCTCTCGCCAGATCCGAAGTATCGATGCGAACATTCGTCATGACGCACGATGCTACCTCTTCGAGCGTCTCCGAATTTCTTCTGCCCGATAATTCAGGTAATTGATGATCGCGTCGATCATCTCTGGTGATTCAGCCAAGAGGACGGATGGTGCGATTCCGGTCTCGACAGAGAGGGCGGCGATCTTGTGATGCGCGCTCTCGCGAGACCCTAGGTAGGGTCTGGGGCAGGATCGTCTCTCACTTCGACGGTTTCGACAATCGCAAGCCATGCCGGGTCGAAGCCGAGATCAGTCTTGCCGTTCCGCTTCACCGCATGCCAAGCCAGCCACGCCAGATCGGTCAGCGTCAGATTCTTGTCGAATTGTACGACTGATTTCTTGCGTTCTCGTTCATAAGAAATGAAATCGATGAAGATGGCATCGACCTCTTCGGTCTTGCCATCGATGTATTTCACCCGCAATTCGATCTTCATGATCGATCCCTTCTAATCACTCGATGAAATCAGGAAGTCGCCTTCGTCAATGTGCCGCCTGAGAAGGTGAGCGTGAATGGCGCAGTCGATCCGACTTCTGTGGCGTTGATCGGAGTATGCGACGCGAGATAGGCTCCGCTCAGAGTGAAACTTGGGTTCGTCGAAGAGACCGCCGAAGAGGCAGGCTTCACCACCACGGTCGTCGTCGTGCCGACGAGAGGGAAGATCGTCGCCTCGACCTCGCCAGCGGCGAAGTCTTGGTAGAAGGTTATTTCGAGAGAATTATTCTGGATGCCTGCGACCGAAACTCGATTGCCACCGAACACGGTCGCATCCTGCGCCTCGACCTCATAATTCAGCACACAGCCAGCGGCACGATCGCTGAGATCGACCGAGTTGATCACGATGCTCACATCCTTGTACGCGAAGATTGCCATGTTCTCAGACCTCTACTTTCGGTTCGTCATTCTTCTTCTTGGCGATCGCCGGGGCGAGATGACCTGCCTCGATCAACGCCTCGACATTGACACCGCCCAATTCTTCGTCGGTGATCGATTCGCCAGCCTTCTTGCCTGAGACCCGATTAGAGACGACCTTGTACGATGCCATGCTCGACATCCTAGCCGCTCACCTGAACAGATGTCGATACCTGTAAGAAGTCGGCATCGGCAACATTCAGGCTCATGATGTTGTAGGTCTGGGCGACGATCGTGGTCTGCGCCACGCCGCCGAGAGTCTGATCCGCCTCGATCGCCGCCCTCAGAGATTTCGCACCAGAATACGAGATGAAATCATCGAGAAGATCATGCGATCGATTGTCGTCGTATCTGCCGACGATCAAGATGACCGACAGATCGTAGAGAACGAGACCGCCTGCCATCGCCTTGTGGTAAGAGATGGAATTGATGATCGGGAACGCCAACGGTGGATTCACCTGCGGCGGCTGAGAAGCGTATGCCCTCAGCCCTGAGATCGTCGCCAGCCTGTCTTTGATCCCGGTCATCACCTGATTCGTCGATGCTGGCATCAGGCGACCGCGATCTTGCGATAGGGATTCAGAAGATCTCGGACATCAGGATCGATCGCCCTCACTTGGATCGCCATGTCTGCGAAGCCGACCACGCCGAGAGCCGCATTGTATCGGGCGAAGCCTCTGATCGACAGCAAGACGCATGCCTCCTCCACATCGGTCGGTGTGGCAGAGAATCCCCAGACCCCGGCGATCTCAACACCCGGTCGATTCGGTATCACGAAGAGAGGGAATGTCTTGCCGCCGATCGCCGTCGCCTTGCGATACGGCAGACCTGTGATCGCCGTATCGAGAGGCTCTAATTGGTAATCTGTGCCTTCCGTCCAAGTCGTCTCGAATGTGCCATCGCCATCATCATCGGTCTTGACTGTCGTCGCCGAGACCAGATCATTCTCGGTCGGGCAGACATAATTCGTGAGGGCATACAGGCTCACCGTCGCGCTTGTCTGATAGAAGAATCTGCCGCAATAACCGTCGATCCTCCGAGATGCCGCCTCGATTGATTGTTCGAGAATCGCATCATCAATCGCATCAGAAATTCTGAGAACCGCCTTCACTGAGGCGAGCGTCGTATAGCCGTTCGCGATCGGCATGCTAACGCTTCTTCTTGCGCGGCTTGACCTTCATCGCCTTCTCGACCATCGGCTCGATCGATGAAGTCTCGACGACATGACCCAACTCAGCCAGAGCCGCATCGACTGCTTCGATGCGTTCGATCAGCCCTCGATTCTCGTAGCCTCTGCGCTCTTCGAGAAGCGCGGCGATGATCTTGTTCTTCATGATTCTCCGATCGAGTCTGACCACGGCGACCGCCGCGATCACGACTCTACATCGAATTCTTAGAAGGTGGGCGTAGCCAATCCGGTTCCAGAAATTCTAGCCCATGCGTTCGGATAGCGATTCGCCGTCATCGCGACATACGAATAGACGATCATCGTCACATCGAGTTCTGCCGCCTTCGGCTGCTCGAACCTGAGCATCATCGGCTCGCCTGAACCTTGTTCCCAGAGGTGGAGTTCTTGGAGATTGCCGATGAAGATCGTGTCTTGATTCGCGTCTGCGCCCTCCGTGGTGCTCACATTCGCATCGGTCAAGACCGGGAGCCCGGCGATCGCGTAGCCCGAATTGCCGTACTGAACCGAGCCCTCGCCAGTCGCAACCGGGTTGAGGGCGTAAGGAGTCGGAACTGCCAGAGGGCGATTCTGACCATCGATCGCCGCCAAGATGAACGCGAGGCGACGCGGATGCATCACGATCACATTCGGACCTGCGAAGAATGTCGTCTGAACCTTCTGAACCGCATCGAGCAATTTCGGATACAACTCTGCCACGGTCGGTGATCCGTCTGTGTAGGTGACGCTCTGCCCGGCAGAAGCCAAGAGTTCGACATTGAGGAGATCATCGACCTTGGTGTGGTAGGCAGAGACGAGATCCGCCATCACCAACGAATCGATGTTCGTGCCGCGCTCGATGGCTTGGCGCGAGACATTCTGCTGACCTGCCACGGTCTTGACCGTCAGATCCAACTTGGTGTCGTCGATGTTCGTCTCCTGAACCGACGCACCTTCGGTCTGGACTGCGACTGCGGTTGCGGTCGTCACCTTCGAGAGAGAGATGGTGAGACCTGCCGCCGGGAGGGCATGCTTCCGGGCGCGATCCGCGAGAGGGCGACCGGCGCGTGCGAACGGCGCGGCGAGGTCGGTCAGGAATTGCGGCACGACGAGACCTGCGAAATTCGCGCTCGTCACATCGCGACGCTCGATCGACTCTTCCTTCATGTGTCGGGCGATGCGCTCTTGGGCGGCATAGTCCGAAGAGAATTGGGCGGCGAACGCATCGCGCAAGAACGAGTGTTCGCTCTTGGCGGTGTAGGTGCGCGGCTCCGAATTGACCGAAGTCGCGGCGGTCTCAATCTTGTTGGCGGCACGAATCTCTTCTGCCTTGGCGAAACGACCTTCGAGTTCTTCATGCTTCTTGATCTGCTCGTCGAGAGACTTGACTTCTTCGAGGTTCGCGGAAATCTTCTGATCTTCGTCTTGCGACAGATCACGCATCTCGGTCGTGGCAACCGCGACCAACGCCTCCGATTCAGCCAAGAGGGCTTCACGCTTGTTGCTGAGGATCTCTGAATACTTCACGATGGATCTCCGATCTTGTGTCTCGCGATCGCCACCTGATTCTTGCGAAGGAGCAGCGATCGTTCAGGAGCCACACTAACAGATGTCTGGGCGGCGCGCAACTCTGCCATCGTCGCCTCGTATGCCGGGAAGGTGACGACAGAAACATCGAACAATTCCACCTCCTCCAATTGTCGGGTCTTGCGATCATCAGACCACGAATCCTTGATCGTTCGGAAGGCGAACGACATCTGTGAGAGATCGCCGCGCTTCATGGCAGACATCACGCTCTTCGCTAACGGATTCTCTGGGTCGAGATCGGCTTCGACCCTCAGCCCGGTCTCATCTTCCGATAGGGCGAGTGTGCGCGACTTTGTCCTAGCCAGAGGAATGCCCTCGTGATCCATCAGCAGTCGAACATCCGCGTCGCCTTCTAGGGTCTTGGCGAATGCGCCTCTCTTCACATACTCGATCCACGGCAGAGGCTCTGATGGCGAATCGAACACCGAGGCATAGCCGATCAATTTCGTGCCGTCGCCCGATGCCCTGAGTTGGGTCTTGACGAACGCTCGCGACCGATCACCATCGAGAGATTTAGAGATCCAGAGAGGTGAGAGATTCATGTCGCCCGAAACAATAGTCTGCCGATCTGCCTCTGCGTCGAGTCTCTCGACGATCTTCTCTGCGTATGCCTGCGCCCGGCGAGCAGAAGTCTTCGATGAGCCGCCGCCCCATAACAACATCGCGACGAGACCCGGCGTGATCTCATCACCGATGACGGCATCGAGATCGACGATGTGCCGGGCGATCCAAGGTCCGATGCGCCGCCACTTCGATTCTGAGAGAGCCTCGCCCTCTGCCATTCGCCGAGCGTCTGCCACCGTAGCCGCAACGAGACCATCGCCCGATTCACCTTCTTCATGGAGGCGAAGACCGCGTCTTGCGCTCGCCGCCATGAAGCCCGGCGCGACGAGATCGACCTGCCTTTCTTCGTAGCCTGTTTCTTCGTCGTCGTCTTCGACATCGTCGATCTGACCGAGAGGCTCGACCCCCTCTTCGAGAGAGATGGCAATCATGTGATCGATGGCATCTTGTTTCGTGCCATGGCATGCCACCACTTCGATCTCTCCATCGACGACCTTGACCGTCGCCCAGAATTCGCATTCTTCTGTTTCTTCTGAGATTCCGTAGGGCATCACGAGCCTCTCTGTGGCGGTTGGGCATCTGTGCCGAGGGTCGGTATCGCGCCGCCCTCGATCCCTGCCATCGGTGCGCCCGGCAGGTTGAGGACGAATTGATCGCCGCCATCGTAAGGTTCACGATTCTCGATGTGGCGAGCCTCGTTCGGGGTCAGAGTGCCAGAGGCGATCATCACCTGCTGAGCCCTGACTCGCGTCGTGAGATCCGCTTTCTCGAATTCTGTGGTATCGAATCGAACCTTCTGCGTCAGAGGCAAGAGATCACTGAGACCATCAGAGCATCGTTTCAGCCAAGGCAGAAGCGTGTAGCGAACGAAATTGATTCCTGATTGCTCGACATTCTGGTATGTCTGAGAATCGCCGCCGGTTCCGGCGATCATGTGTAGAGGTATTCGGTAGCATCTCGCGATGTCGCGAACGATCGATTCGCGATGCGCCATCATCTCCATGTCTGATGCGCTCGTCGTGATCGAACGCCATTTCAGCCCGGCGGTCAGAACGGCAGGTCGCCGCCTCTTCCAATGGGCATCTTCCCAAGTGTCGCGCAAGATCTGCGCCTGATCTTCGGTCAGCGCGGAATCGGTTTCGAGGACGCTCGACGGTGTCGCGCCCTCGCCGTAGAATTGTGAGAGGAATCGATCCATCGCCAGACCCATGCCGAGAGTGTTCCGCATGGCTTCTAATGGCGAGAGAGATTTCATGTTGCCGGGGATCGTCATCCAATGGATCGCCTTGACTTCCTTCGAGGTGAACAGATTCTCGTGCCACTTGTAGGCGACCCTGCCTTCGTCGTCATAGACGCAAGTGATCCGATTCGGGTGGAGTACTCTCATTTCGATCGGCGGCTCGCCGGGATTTCTCGGCGCATAGATGTATGCGTTGCCATGGATTGCCAGCATGAGAACGATCTGATGAACGAACTCGAACATCGTCTGATGCTCATTCGGCTTGACGAATACCGATGGCGTTGCGACTCGTTCGGTGCGACCGCCGCGATCTCGGTAGATCTCGATCGGCAGAACCGCGACACAATCGGCGAGCAGACCGACCGCGCCCATGAATGCCGAATGTGCGAACGCCGAATGTTCATCGACGATCTCGCCCGAATAGTTTCTGAACAAGGGTCGAGCAGTGATCTGATACGGATCGAGGGTCGTCGGCAGAGCCCTGCTTTCACGATTCTTCCAGAGACTCATGCGGTCAAGCCCCCGATCAAGATCAGACCGATGCCGATCGTTATCAAGCCAGCCGGGATCGAGAACATGCCGACACCGATCGCGATCAGAACGCCGCCGATGATCTCGATGGTCGAGGTGAGGGAGGATCTATCGAGGCGAATCTTCATGACCAGACATTCACAATAGTCGGAGTCGGCTTCATCTTCTGCCTCGCTGTGGCTCGATCTACTGCCATCACCGTAGCAATCGCCGCATCGATCTTGCGCTTGCTCTTGTTCTTCGACAATCGCCAGCCATTGTCGGTCATTCTCTGCGCCGCCGAGAGAATCTGATCGGTATAGGTCGGGGACGCATCATGGGCGATCTTGCCACCGACGATCAATTCGTAGAGATTGCCGCAAGCCGGGATCATGCGATTCCCGGTCTGAGGGAATTCGACCATCGGCAGACCATCATCGAGAAGCATCTCGGCAGATCTCATGAAGTAGGCAGGATCGAATGCGAATTCGATGATGTTGTAATCACGGTGAAGATTCCTGAGATGATGTTCCACTTCTGCGACATCGACCCCGTCATCCTTCGGATGCCAGATCTTCGCCCGGCAGATCACTCGATCCTCCCTCGGCTGTGCCACGACGATCGCGATCGAATCGTGTTTCAGAGCCATGTCGATCCCGACGAACGCCGGGGTCTCTCGATCCAATTCGAGATCACTCCGACATCTATGCCACGCGCCCGGCGGCAGCCATGAGGCTTCCGTTCGACACCACTGATTCAGCCGCCACCTTCTGAACGCCAATTCGCCGGTCTGCCTCATCGCAACCGCCATGTCTTCTGGATCTAACAATTTCTCGGCAAGATTCGGATTTGCCTTGCGCCATGCGGTCTTATCATCGAGCGCGCAATCTTCTGATGCCTCCCACCACCACATCCCGAATGTCTCATCTTCGATTTCGCCAGAGGCGATCTGCTTGCCTAATTGATACAGCCGACCTGCGAGAGAATCCATGTCGTAGCCAGCGGTCGTGATTGCGATCGTCATCGGCTCGATCCTCGCACCAGAGCCGAGCGTCAATTGATCGAACAATTCTGAATCGCCCTGATTCCATAATTCGTCGAAGAGAACGGTCGAAGGATTGAGACCAGCCTGAGTCTTGTATTCAGAAGAGAGAACCCTGAACACCGATCCGAACATCGGCATCTCGATCGCATCGCGATACACCTTCGCGACCTCTGCCAACATCGGCGAGCCCATGATCTGAGCCTTCGCCTCTTGGAAGATGATGCGCGCTTGTTGCTTGTCGCCTGCGACCGCATAGACCTCCGCGCCGGGCTCTGATGCCACCATCGAATAGACGGCTATGGCAGAACCCAGAAGACTCTTGCCCTGCTTGCGCGGCAGACCGATCAACGCTCGTCGATAGCGAAGTCGATGATCATCATTCGTCTCGAAGAGAGAACGAAGAAGCCATCTCTGCCAAGGCGTGAAGACCAGAGGCTTGCCAGCCCTGAATCCCTTCATCACCGTGAAATGATCTTCTGCGAATCGAATCACCTCATCGCCATCGGTCGAGTCGTAGATCTTCGGCGTGAAATGAGCCGGAAGCCACTTAGCCTGCCGACTGCCGCCGCGCCTCGATCCTCGCCCTGAGATTCGAGAGTTCATGATTGTTCGAGGACATCGCGCCGAGATGTGCCCGGTCGGTCGGCGAGAAACCCAATTGCCCGAGCAGAGAAGAGATCTGCCGATCGATCTCTCGAAGAGCGCGACGGTCTCGCCAAGCATCCGCATTCGTCAAGACACGCTGACGCAATTGGATTCTTTCGTCTAGCATCTCGCAAGCCATCAGCACGATCTCGGCATCGAGGTTCGGTTTCAGCCATGATGCGCCAGCCTTCCAGATACCATCCCACATTCGCCTGCCGTAGGCAGTCGAGAGGGGTCGATGCGGTTCGGGCATCTCGAAATGCTCGACGACTGCCAGCAGAGGCGGCGAGGGCAGTCTCCTCTTGCCGGGATTGCCGAGCCTTCTCTGCCGTTCGATCGGTTGGGGCTTGCGCCCCGATCCCTTGCCGCCCATCATTCACCATCCAGAGCCCGACACGATAGCAGAGCCGCCCTCTCTGCCATGCCTCTAATCGCCTCGGAGAGCCCTCTAGGAGCCTCGGAGACGCGTCGAAGAGGCGAAATCGGGGTCTGATAGGGGTCGATCAGAAATCGGGATTATCTGCGGCGATGTGCGAAGAGAGGCTCAGGGGGCAGGAAGCGCATCGCCCCAGAAGAAACAGGGCGTGGGCTCATCGCCCTCGCCGTCGCCTCGCCCGGTCGGGTCGCCATGCCTCCCCGGTCTGGCGTGGTCGATCGATGGGCTCTGCCCTCTTGCCCTTGCCTCGTCTGCTATTACACGATCGGTGAGCCGCGAGCAGAGGGCTATCGGGGTCGCCGGGCAAGAGGTGGTCAGCGGTGAATGGATCTGCTTCGCCTCGATGACCGCCTCCGCAGATCCAGCAGATCGTCGCGGTCTCTCTGATCTGCTTCGATCGAGTCTGATAGTCGCGGCGATAATGCTGTCTGCCGATCGATCGCCTCGCCTCCCTCGCCCTCTCGCATGTCGCGCATCGAGGTTCGCCAGATGTGATGATGCCGCAATTGAGGCAGGGTCGAGGGAGGCTCACGCCTTGATGCTACGGCTCGTTGATCATTCGGATCATTTCGGGCGAGCCGACGATCTTCTCCAATTTCTTCATCGCGTCCGCGATCGCCGCCAATTTCTTCTGCTGGCGATCCTCAATCTCTGCCGCCTGCCTCGCCTGCTTGCGAGCCGCGGTGCGGTTCATTCGAGCCCTCTGCTTTCGAGCCTTCGACTTGCGATCTAGTTCGATCAGCCATTCGTAGCCTTCGAGGGCGGCTTCGAGCCTCTTCCTTTCCTCGACGATTTCATCTTCGGGAAGATTGTCGAGTTCTGCCTCCATCTCATCGATGCCTCGATTCGCGGCGCACATCAGAGCGTCGAGTCTGCGCTGTGAGATCTTCATCACTTCACCTCCTCGATCTTCTCGAAATGATTCTTCACGACATCGGCGATCTGGCTCTCGATGAGCCAATCGACACCGTAGCCGTATCGGGTCACCGATGAGAAGTCGATCCTCATCTTCCACCGGGTCTCGGTCAGCCATTTCAGAGCCGCGTAGAACATCTCGTCATGCCCTCTGAATCCGGCGCAGTGAATGATCTCATGCGCCAGCGTCTCCCAAGACACGCCCGGCTTGACCGCGATGTGAGATCCGAATGCGAGTCCGGCGTAGCCGCTTCTGATCCAGAGTCGCCCATCTCGATCGACAGACCATCCTCTCTTCATGAGGCGAACGATCGGAGGCTTGCGAGTCGAGACGATGCGACTGCCGCGACGACCCCATTCGGTCTCTTGCGGCATCTTCGCGATCATCTTCCAGAGGCGCGCCGTCTCTCTCTTGATGTTCATGCCATGCTCGCCCTCGATCGAATACTTGCGCTTCGCGACTTCTCGCGGCGCACTCATCTTCTTCTCGATGCGCGCCCTCTCGCGGATGCGCTCATTCTTCTTCTTCTGCCGGGCGGCTTCTGCTCGACGCGAACGATGCTGTTCGAGGGCTGGCGCGATTCGCTCGACCAGCCTCCCGGTGTCTGATGAGCATGGCAGGCAGAACCGCCGCACATCATCTCGCCTCGGCTTCGATGGTGCTAAGAGACCATCTCCGCATCGTTCACACTTCCAACGCACTTGCCTCTTCATGATCTACCTCCTCAGGTATGAGACCATCTTATCCCATGTGGCAAGGATCGCCACATCGCCAATAGGCATCGAGGTTTCTAACTGCGGAGCAGATTCATCAATTCTGCGCGAGCCGCCTGATCATCCCTGAACACGCCAGAGAGAGATGAGGTGATCATCGACCCTGTCTTCTTCACTCCCCGGTAGCACATACAGGTGTGAGATGCCTCGATGATCACGCCTGCCGCGAGAGGATCAAGATGTTGATCGAGAGCCTCACGGATCTCATTCGTCAATCGCTCTTGTACTTGTAGCCGCTTCGCGAAGGCATCGACGAGTCTCGCCATCTTCGAGAGACCGACGATCCGCTTCTTCGGGATGTAGGCGAGAGATGCCTCGCCGGTGAATGGGAGCATGTGATGTTCACAGATCGAGACGAATGGGATGTCTCGCAAGATCACCATCTCATCGACCGATCCGACATCGAACGACTTCGAGAGGATCTCTGCGATGTCCGCCCGGTAGCCCTCGGTCATCTCTCGCCACGCCCTCAGCACTCGCTCGGGAGTCTCGATCAATCCTTCTCTCGACGGATCTTCACCGATGAATTCGATCAGCCTCACGATCCCATCGGTCGGCGCACCATCATTCTTCTCCCAAGGGAAGACGAGCCAATCATCGATCACTCGCGCATGCGGCGCGAGATGTCGAGGCGAATGCGACTTGATGAATGCGGCATCGGTTCTGAAATCCTTCGCATACGCCGCAAGAGTGCGACCCGAATCGACGAGATCATCGACGACGAGACAATTCCTGCCGAGAGTCGGCTTCTCGATCACCTCGACATCCAAGTATTTCGAGATCATCACCGCCAGAGGTGCGCCGCCTTGCGGCACGCCATAGATCGAGGCGATCCGCCCATACCATCTTTCTGCGATCTTCTGAGCCTGCTCATCGACTTCTCGCCAAGTCAGGTGGTACATCACACACCTCGCTGCGAGCCGTGGACGAGAACTTGGAGTCGAGGCGAGAGGCTGATGCCGAGTTCGATTGCCGCCTGCCATGCCCACGGCAATTTCGCCAAGATCTCTTCTCTCGATCTGCCCTCGGGCATCAGCCAGACCTGATGGGTCATCATCTTCGTCTCTTCTAGCAAGATTCCGATCTCATGAATGTCTGAGATCTCATTCACGACGAACTTGTAGATCGTTCTCTGCCTCGATGCGAAGTCGTCGATCACTTCATTCTTGATCGCCCGATTCCATGGCACGCCAGAATTGATGATCTTGGGTGAGACATTCATCCAGATCTCTTCCGACAGACCTTCGGGCGACATCGTGCCATTCGTCTCGATCTCGATCGTCGTATCGGCGGCGATCAATCGATTCGTCAATTCGATCAGCCCGGTCTTCTGGATGAGAGGCTCGCCGCCGGAGATGACGATGTGATGGAATCTCTCAGCCCATGCGATGATCTCATCGATCGAGATCTTCTTGATCTCTTCGCTCGGCTCGAAGACGATGCCATTCTTGCCGCGCCAATCCCATGTGTAGGGAGTGTCGCACCATCGGCAATCAAGATTACAGAGGGCAAGCCGGATGAAACCGCATGGTCGCCCGACGAACCTGCCCTCGCCTTGTAGCGTCGGACCGAACATCTCAGAGATCTTCATCATGCGACTCGGCTGATCGATGATCTGGATCGTCTTCATCTCCACACCATGCCTGCCGAATTCGATCGATGCTCTCTGACCGTGACGCGAGACAGCCAGATCTTGCGATTCTTGGATTCGGGCAGATCCGCGAGCCAATTCTTCGTCAGCCCTCCGACGAAATCTGCGAACGCTTCGCATCCGACATTCTCGATGATGACGACCTCTGCCAGATTCGACGATTCGAGGGCGAGGATCTGATCGATCATCGGATCATCTTGCGCGACGATCACCTTGTGATCGAAGAACCGTTTCAGATCCTCTCTCAGGGTCGCGAAACCGCCGAAATCGACGACCCAATTCCGCGCATCGAGGGTCTCGACCTCGAATTCGAGTGTGATCTCGATGGCATAGCCGTGAAGGAATCGACAATGAGATTCTGCTCTCCATTGTCGGAAGACGCAAGAGAAATCTGATGCCGGGAATGTCTTGGCGACGAAATACTTCTTGCTCATCGCCGAGGATCCGCGAAATGAGGTTCTGAGATGTATTCGGTCGGATCCAACACGCCTGCCTCCGCGAATGCTTCGCGTCTCTCGAAACAAGTGCCGCAAGATCCACAATGTTTCTCGCCGCCCTTGTAGCAAGACCATGTCTCGCCCCAATCGACTCCGAGAGTCTCGCCCAATCTGACGATCTCTGACTTCGATGAATACACGAATGGTGCGCGGACGGTGAAGAACTCATCGATGAACCCCTCGTTGGCGACCCTCAACATTTCTGAGATCGACTCTCTGAATTTCGGGCGACAATCAGGGTAGATGTAGTGATCCCCGGCATGGATCGCCGTCGCGATCGATTTCGCGCCGACAGTGATCGCCCATCCGGCGGCGATGTTCAGCATGATCGCATTCCTGTTCGGCACGACCGTCTGCCGCATGGTCGATTCTGCGTAATGACCGTCTGGCACATCTCTCGAATGATCAGTCAAGACCGATCGAGAAATCAGATTCGTCACATTGGTGAGATCGACGATCTCATGATCTAGGGCGAATCTCTTCGCGGTCTGCTTCGCGAATCCCAACTCCTTGCGATGCCTCTGACCGTAATCGAATGAGATCATCGCGACATCAAGCCCGAGATCCCTGAGATGATGTACGAGCACGGTCGAATCGAGACCGCCAGAGACCACCGCCACGACCTTCTCGCTCATTTCGTCTCCCTTCGCATCGCCTTGTCTGTCTCGACATAATAGCCAGTGCCGTTGTAGGCATGGAAGATGCCAGACAGATTCTTGTTTCTCGATTGTAAGAACTTCTCATACCTCTGCCACGAGAGGGCGGCGATGATCGAGATGTTGATGTGCCCTTGCGTCGCCTTGTATCGGGCATTCTGGCTGAATTGAGCCGGGTCGAATCCGTAGGATCTGATGATCTTGGCGACGGCGGCGATCTCTCGCGGATTTCCGACCTTCGCCTGATGCCATCGCCTGCCATC